CAATATAATGGAGGTGTTCCGGAGGAAATGTTTTTATGTAATTCAGCAGATTATAGCATGTTTTATCCAATGGTTGGTTATCTAGAATTTACAGGAAATAATTCTACAGAAATAAATAAAATAAATAAGGCATTTGACAATACAAGTGTGTATTTATCCTGTAGTGTTAAATCAGTTCAAAACTTTTTTGTTCCATTAACAAGACATGAAAAAGACAAATTGTTTTTGATAAAAGAAATAGAAGATAAAATAAATAGTGATTTTGATGTATTGAAGAATGTCTTTTTATTTGCTGAAAAGTATAGCAGTGGGGCTGATAATAAATTTTTATCATATTTGATTTACCCAGATAAAAACGGTCAAGAGATAGCTTTATTTGAACCTGCAGTGTATGATGAATTAAAAGTTGTTTTTCCAGACTCATCACAACCCTTAAAATTAATTCTTGAATATTATTTTTCTTTTATGTATTTATCATTTTGTTTTCAAAATGAACAAGAAAAAGCTAATAAAATTAAAGAATTATTGAATCCAAATGATGCAGACAATATCTTAAATAAAATATTAGATATTAATAAAAGAATATTTGAAGAATTATATATACCTGGTGTTAGTGATATAAAGTTTAATTTAAAAAAATTAGGATTAATTGAAGAAGACAATAATACGGTTTCAGATAGCGATGCGGCTTCAGATAGCGATGCGGCTTCAGTTAGCGATGAGGTTTCAGGTAGCGATGAGGAATTAGATGATAATGATTATCGTCTAAATAAAATGGAAGAAGTACAAAGTTCTTTTTTTAGTTCAAGTAGTGAGAGTTTATCAGAAATTAATTTCCCAATGGAAACATGGAAAGTGTATTGTATTTATGCAGAATATATATTAAGATTTAAAAATATAAAGATTGATGATGGTGATGATGGTGATGGTAGTGGTGGTGATGATGATGATGATGATGATGGTGATGGTGCTGATGGTGATGATGATGGTGATGGTACTGGTGATGGTGCTGATGGTGATGATGATGATGGTGATGGTGCTGATGGTGATGATGCTGATGGTGATGGTGATGATGCTGATGGTGATAATTTTGGATATAATGCGGAACAAGTACCACCGGAAGATGTACGTCCTAATTATTCTGATTATGGAGGAAAAAGAAGAAACAAGAGTAAGAAAAATGGTAAAAAAAGTAACAAAAGACAAACAAAAAAAGCGAATAAATAGAAATAAATTATAAATTCATTATATTAGATACAATGAATTTTTTGAGATTACCGATGGAATTGGTGGATAAAATATTGGAGTATGAGAACATATACGAGGAGTATCATAAAAAGGTGATTAGAAACATAGTGTTTGCAAAGTATCGTTATAATATGTGGATATGGAGTAATTTTTACAAAGATAGTTTTTACAAGTATGTATTAGAAATAGATGTGAAGAAAATATATATTAATAATATAAAATGGAAACAAATAAATCAGGAAAAAGTGGAAAAAGTGGAAAAGTAAGTAATAGTAAGCCAAGTTCATCAAATAAAAACAAAACAAGTTCTAAGAAGAAGAAACCGATGAATCAGACAGTAAAAACGAAAATATTTAAGGAATCGTTGGCGAAATTGTCAAGTGGGGAAATATTGACAAAGGCGTTAGATTTAGATGAAATTGTAGAAATGGAGGAAAAGAGTGCATCAAAAATCAAACCGAAGTTAATGAAGGATTTATCAAGTATAGAGAGAGCAATTAAGCGAAATAAGAACGGAGGATATATAATATTTGGAGATGCGCATCATGGTGATTTAATATTTGATTTAATAATTAAGTTGTATCCAAATTTGAGTGAAGAATTGCAAAAAATATTAAAGAACGCCTATTATTTTTGTGAAGGGGAAAATCAAATGGAGGAAATAAAGGAGTTAGGGTATGGAAAGAAGCATATAGGTTTAGATAAAAAGTCAGTAAATATATCAAAATACGATGAATTAAAAAGAAATCATCAAGCGAATACAGACTGGCCAGAAATCATTATGAAAAATAGACACAGTGGATTGCATATAATATCAATAGGAAGAAGTCATTTATATTCAATAAAGGGGAAAAAGGATAATTCAAAAATGGAAACAGTAATATCTTTTCAAGATACTTTTAAGAAAAGAACAGCAAGACCAATAACAGTATTTGCAATGAATAATGATATAGATTTAAATTACGATGATTACAAGGAGTATTCAGCAACTCATCAATTAGATGAAGTAACAAATAATCCAAAAATCAGGTCATTATTTGTAGTGTAACTCGTAGGTATATTAAAATGTTATTCTAATAATATTTTAATGGAAAGGGTAGTGTTAGATTCAATAGAAAATATAAAGAATGATAAGGCGACATTACAGAAGATGATTTTTTTAATAAATGCATTGGAAGATGGGTGGTCAGTGAAGAAAGATAAAGAAAGTTATGTATTTACAAAAAAGCATGAAAATAAAAGAGAAATCTTTCAAGAAAATTATTTAGAAAGATTTTTGATTTCAAATTTTTCTCAAGATGTAATTTTAAAAAATAATTCAACTGTGTAATGGGAAGGCAATGCGTAAAATATATAGTAATTATTATATATTTTGAGTTAGCGTAAATGGTGTGATAGAAGGAATGTTTTTTTCAAATTATTTAGGAGATTTTATATAAAAGTAAAAATGAATAAAAAAGAAAGAATTAAATTAAATCTTGTGAAATTATTTTCTATAGTAAGTGTATATAGCTCAAAATGGCTGGTGGACTTATGCAACTTGTCGCCTATGGCGCCCAAGACGTTTTCCTTACTGGAACCCCCGAAATTACCTTCTGGAAGGTATCTTACAGACGCCACACAAACTTCGCTATGGAAAGTATTGAACAAACTTTCTCTGGCCAAGCCGATTTCGGCCGTCGTGTAACCTGCACAATCAGCAGAAACGGTGATCTTGCTTACCGTACCTATCTTCAAGTAACTCTTCCTGAGATCAACCAAGACCACAACGCATCTGGAAATGTATATGCTCGTTGGTTGGATTGCCCTGGTGAGCAATTAGTAGCTCAAGTAGAGATTGAGATTGGTGGTCAACGCATTGACCGTCAATACGGTGACTGGATGCACATCTGGAACCAACTTACCCTTTCCAAGGAACACCAAGATGGTTACAACAAGATGATCGGTAACACCACAGCTCTTACCTACATCTGTGATCCTGGATTCGCTGCTGTTTCTGGACCTTGTGCTTCATCTGGAGGACCTGCTCAAGTATGTGCTCCTCGCAATGCTCTTCCCGAGACCACCCTTTATGTTCCTCTTATGTTCTGGTACTGCCGCAACCCTGGACTTGCCCTTCCTTTGATTGCTCTTCAATACCACGAAGTTAAGATTAACATTGACTTCCGTCCTATTGGTGAGTGCTTGTGGGCTGTTTCATCTCTTGATGTTCAAACATCTGCTACCACAATGTCTGTATCCACAGCTTACCAACAATCCCTTGTAGCTGCTTCTCTTTATGTAGATTACATCTTCCTTGACACCGATGAGCGCCGCAAGATGGCCCAAAACCCTCATGAATACCTCATTGAGCAAGTTCAATTCACTGGTGATGAATCTGTTGGTTCCTCTTCCAACAAGATCAAGCTTAACTTCAACCACCCCTGTAAGGAACTTGTATGGGTTGTCCAACCTGATGCTAATGTAGATTACTGTGCTTCTTTGGAAGGTGACTCCACCCTTTTCAAGGTTCTTGGTGCTCAACCTTTCAACTACACAGATGCTATTGATGCTCTTCCTAACGCTGTTCATGCTTTCGGTGCTAACGGTGAGACCTCTGGAACCACAGCCTTCATCAATGCTGGTGTATTTGAGACCGCTGGTTCTGTAGATGTTCAAGGAACCGGAACTGGAGCCACTACTGCTGACCGCACAGGAACTGTATTCGCTTCTGGCCGTGCCGATGCTTCCACAGTCCAAGGTTCAGGTGTATCTGATGCTGGAACATTCGTTCTTGCTGAGACCGCTCTTGACATGCACTGCTGGGGTGAGAACCCTGTCGTAACCGCTAAGCTTCAACTTAACGGCCAAGACCGCTTCTCTGAGCGTGAGGGTTCCTACTTTGATGTA